TTTTTTTTTTTTTTTTTTTTGTCTTTCGATTAGAATTACGATAAAAAGAAGTTTCATCATACAAACAACGTACGATTACATAAAAAAACGGGAACGTAAGACTAACTTTATCTCTGCTCCTAAACTAGTGGTATTCCTGTAGTAAGGAATACTTCTGCCACCAACGGATCGATTTCCCTGATATTAGGAATACTCTTCGTAATATCGATATTGAAGACATAATTAAACATCCTGACAATATCATGTTGGAACTCGAACTTCCTATTCTCCATTGGATACACCCCAAAGAAATAATGACAGAACCTACAAAAATCAGGATTGGAAACTCCTCCAATTAAATATAATCCTAGAATTCTAGAACCAGAAATTGTCAAGTTTGGTACATCCCTTTCAATGTATAAAGCTCTTTGAAACCACTCTTCAGTGTCCCTCTTAAACCGGGCCCCTTTAAACTTATAGCCTAAAAAAGTTCGATTGTCTGAATCTTCAACGGAAACGATTTGACACTTCTTTTCATTAACTCGCATTTTGAAATATCTCCATGCTAGTCTCTTGAATTCAGCTAAATCTTCCCATCTAAATCCCCAGGTCCTGATGTGATCATCATCTCCTAACGAACGGATTGAAATTACCATTTTCTCTAGATAAAACATAAGAGTCATGCAAACTAAAGTATTACATTTGGTTCCAGTACAACCAGTGTACATAGATCCAGAAGGTATACCCTTCTTCTTACGCATAATGGTTCCTTCAGGAAACATTAATCTAGTATTGATAAAATAATCTGACACGAAGTCATGGACTCTCTCCCATTTCTTAGCCATCTTAGATTCCTCTTTATAAAAAGAGTAGACTTTGCCATCCAAACCCTTCCATTTAGAATAATCAATTGCTGATTTATCCATATTATGAATATCTTCTAAAATAAAGGATGGAACGGTTCCGTCAAAGAATGACCAATCCACAGTCAATTCATCCTGTCCTGAAATACAACTTGTAAGCCGGTTGTGAAGCGCTTCGATAGTTCCAGGTCCAAACATCATAGTTTGATCATTTTGCTTACTAGCATCATAGTGCCAATAAGAAAATACATTTTCCATCATAGTAATCTCCGAAGGATAATTCCAAACAGGTCTTGTCTTCGGTTCATTCGTTGGAGCTAAATGCCCTCTAAATGCCAATTTACATGGTGGAACGTAAACCCTGTAACCATATTTAATTTGATGCATCATATATGAAGCCAAATCAAATATTTCGTCTCGTACTTCGCCAACTTTTTGACCAGGAAAGCTAAATCCAGCCGAAACTGAACCTTTAAGCATGTCACAAGCATCTTCAACAAGTAAAAGTGGCTGTTTCTTATCCGGGTACATATTTTCCCAGACCCATTGTTTAGCCCTTTCATAACAAGCGTGCATTTTCGGATCTTGTTTGATCTTTCTATACAAGCCATCCTTGCCTCCGTACTCTAAAACCTTCTTAATCCCTTCAACCGTAACAGCTCTTTTTGATTTACCACCTATGCTTTTAAACATATCTGGATCAAACTGTTTCAGCGCCTTTCTAACGAAAGGATCGGTATTCATTCCTGTTGATTGAATGTTGTATTGGTACGCCCATTTATCACCGTCAAAAGCCAGTGTCTTTGAGCTCTCAACTCGCCCTGTAATTATTCTTCTTAGGATTGTATTCTTACCCGAGACGGGAAGTGTACAAATCTTATTAGTAGCGTTTGCGAATTGCATAAATTAATCTAATTTAGGTT